TACAGAAGGCCAATAACAAGATTGAAGGTAAGAAGTACGAAGACAATGAAGACGGACTGCGTAAGGTCTATCACATTTATACTTAGAGCTGGAAGAGGACAAGTACAGCAAGGGCAAGATGGCCCCGTACATCATGATGGTAGACGAGTTGAGTCACCAGGTAGTTGGCTTGTACCGTAACTGGGAAGAGCAAGACGAAACCATGACCAAGTTAGATTGGATCGTGGAATTTAAATTTATTCCTTGGAGGGGAGCTTATGCAATCGGTTTACCTCACCTTATTGGTGGTCTTAGCGCCGCCCTTACTGGTTCTTTGCGTGCGTTGCTTGACTCTGCTCATATCAACAATAGCGCAACGATGCTCAAACTCAAAGGAGCAAAAATCAGTGGACAGTCCCAACAAGTAGAAGTCACGCAAATTGTTGAGATTGAAGGCGCCCCAGGTGTACAGGACATTAAGCAAATTGCTATGCCTATGCCGTTCAACCCACCTTCTGCTGTTTTATTACAGTTATTAGGATGGTTAGATACGGCCGCTAAGGGCGTTGTAAGCACAAGTGAAGAGAAGATAGCGGACATCAATCAAAACGCTCCTGTAGGCACCACACAGGCCCTCATTGAGCAAGGCGCGGCTGTATTCTCAGCGATTCACGCCAGGTTACATGAGTCACAGGGTCGTGTACTTAAGATCCTTTGCAGGCTTAACCGTTGGCACTTTGATGAGATGCGCAAGTCTGAGGTTGTTGCTGACCTAGAGATTAACCGAGAAGACTTTGCACGCAATACGGACGTTGTTCCAGTATCTGATCCGCACATCTTCTCTGAGACTCAGCGTATGGCTCAGAACCAAGCTGTCTTGGCATTGGCTGAGAAGCACCCAGACCAGTTCAACATGAACAAAGTTCTGGCCAGATTCTTAAAACAGATGAAAGTGCCAGACATCAATGAGTTGATGAAGGACACACCTGCCCCAGAACAACGTACCAGCGCGGACGAGAACGCGGCTATGATTTTGGGTCAGCCTGCTTATGCGTACATGCAACAAGACCACATTGCGCACATCCAAGATCACTTGCAGTTTGGACTCAATCCATACTTTGGACAGTCACCATTTGCAGATCCAGGTTTCCTAAACAATCTGATCGAGCACTTAAAGCAACACATGACGCTTTGGTACTTGAATAGATCTAACGGATACGTGGCACAAGCCAATAAGGGTAAGCCTGTTGAGAACTATGATGATCCACGCATGACATCTACGTTTGACAAGCTGTACACAACAGTTGGCGGTCACATTAATCTTGATGCTCAAGAGGTGTTTGAGCAGTTTGCACCTGCGTTCAAGAAGCTTATTCAGCAGGCACAACAAAGAGCACAAACAGCACAACAGCAGTTGCCACCTGATGCGCAAGTCGTCAAAGACACAAGCATGGCTGAGACACAGCGCAAGGCCGCGGCAGATAAGGCTAAGCAGGCAATTGATCAAGCCAAGATGGCCATGGAAGCCCAGAAAGCACAGATGGACAACCAGACCAAGATTGAGATTGAGAATGCCAAACTGACTCACGAGGCTATAACAAATATGGTGCAACCCATTGCGCCACCACCCGTCGCACCCGCGGCACCAACGGCGCAAGCGCCACAACAAGAAGGAGGCTTAAATGGCCAGTGATCAAGAACAGAAAAGCATTAACGTGCCACAACACAAACGTCTAGCTCAAGGAGCGCCTATCAATGGCCAGAGCATGAAAGACAGCGGTAAGAAGCCTATGGGCGGTTTATCTCAAGCTAAAAAGAAATGATTTCAGCTCTGATCCATGTGATCAAACTGCACCAAGCTGAAATTGGAGCGGCGCTTGCGGAAGGCAATGCCAGTACGTGGGAGTCGTATCAACGCATGGTTGGCGAGAATCAAGGGCTCAAGTATGTCCTTGATCAAATAAACCGAATGTTAGACGAAGAACGAAACCAAGAATAAGTCCCCCTAAAGGACCGAGGCCGCGCTGAAAAGCGCTTCAATGATGCACCTGAAATATGGTGTTTTTTTAGGAGTTAGTATGAGTGAAGAAGTAAAAGACCCAATCCAAGTTATTGGTGGGAGTGAAGGTGTGCCTGATCCAGTTGAACTGGCATGGGCATTCCCAGACGTAAACCCTGGACAACGTCCGTACGGTGGTCGAGTGATTGTGCAACTGCGTCGAATTAAAAAGAAACGTGGCCGCATCATCATTGTTGATGAAACCAAAGAAAACGAAAAGTGGAACAACATGATCGGTAAGGTCGTGGCGATTGGTCCATTGGCGTTTAAGAACAAAGACACTATGCAACCCTGGGTCGAAGGATCATGGGCTGAGATTGGTGACTATGTTCGCGTGCCTAGGTGGGGTGGAGATCGTTGGGAGCGTTTAGTTCCTGGCGAGGCTAACGAAGAGTACCCAGACCCAGTGCTATTCATGACACTCAACGACCATGAATTGATTGCGGCGGTCACAGATGACCCGCTATCGTTCAAAGTTTACGTATAAAAGGACTACAACTATGGCAACAGAAGCTAAAGATCCAGTTGAACTGGACATTTTGGAAGAAAAAGACGGATCTGCGGTGGTAGATATACCCGCAGATATGAAGTTAGAGGACGACGAAGAGCCCCAAGCGTCGGTTAAACCGAGGGAAGAAGAGACAGCCGAGCTTGATAAGGATGATTTAGACCATCCAGATGATGATGAAGCGCTCAGAACGGCAAAAAGAAACCGTCGTCGGGCTAAAAAAGACCTAATTCGCAAGACAAACGAGGAAAAAGACCTCCGCTTACAGCAATTACAGCGTGAAAACGAGGAATTTAAGCGTCGTTTGTCTACTGTGGAACAGCACACACGCAATAACGACATATTGCGTATAGACAAGAGCATTGAGGACAGCCAAGTACGCTTGGAATACGCCAAGATGAAGCTTGCCGAGGCAGTAAGTTCCAATGACGGCCAAGCAATGGTAGATGCTCAAGAGCTTTTTACCAATGCTAAGCAAGAAATTGCGCAATTACAAAATTACAAAAACCGTATTGCTGAACAACCTACGCAAAGACAACAAAACGATGATTTTGTACCACCTGATCCAGCAGTTCAGCGTAATGCGGCTGAGTGGATGCGCCGTAATTCTTGGTATAACCCCAATAGCAACGACCGAGATGTGTTGGTTGCCAAGAAGCACGACGAGGCTATGGTTACAGAAGGTTGGGACCCTTCCGATAAAGATTATTGGGAAGAATTAGACAGTCGCTTGCAAAAAGCACTGCCACATCGTTACAATGCATCAACGGACAGTGATTCTGTTGTTCGTAAACCGAGGAATGTTGTGGGAAGTTCTGGACGAGAAGCATCTGCGGCATATGGGGGTAGAAATACATCCCAGTTCGTTCTTTCACCTGAGAGGGTAAAAGCAATGAAAGAAGCAGGAGCTTGGGATAACCCAGTTCGCAAGAAAGCAATGGTCGAAAGCTTCATGAAGTACGACCGTCAGAACCGAAACAATTAATACTTGGAGAATAAATTATGGAATCACGTCTTAAAAAATCTTTGAAGTCTGGCGCACGCGAAGACCGTTCAAACGGGGAAGCAAGTCACCAGGCTCCTGAAGAAAAGTTCATTTCTACGCAGGAACGTAAACGTATGTGGAGCGAGGAGTGGACGCAATCAGCATTGCCAAAACTGCCCAACATGGATGGGTGGCACCTTTGCTGGCTTTCGACAACCAACACTTACGATTCAATCGATAAGCGGATTCGCCTAGGGTACGTACCAGTTAAGTCTGAAGAGTTACCAGGTTATGAAGATTACCGTGTTAAATCAGGTGAGCATGTTGGGTATATTTCATGCAACGAGATGTTGCTGTTTAAATTGCCGATGGACATTTACCAAGAGGTCATGTTGTATCAACACCATGAGAAACCTCGTGAAGAAGCGGACAAGATCCGTGTTCAACTGGAAAGTCTCCAAGGGCAAAGAGATAGCAACGGCAAGTCGCTTGTAAATGTTGAGGGCGAAGGAATTGGTAGTGTTGTTAATCAACCAAGCAAAACGCCCGTATTTTCGGGTTAACTAAGGAGAAATTATGAGTTCAACCTCTGCTCCGTTTGGCTTGCGTCCTGCGTTCCACCCCTCTGGTCTGGATCGCGCACAGGCGCTTGCTAACGGTATCACTTCTGGAT